ATCCGCTAGGTGAGCATCATTTATTGGATTGGGATTTGCAATTAAATAAGCAATCCGGAAATATATTGGATTTATTGCAAAAATCTAATCTTTATAAGCAAAACACTCCAGCATCAAGAACGGATATTGATGAGGCCAAAAAAGTTTTTTCTGAAAACAAAACAAAGGAAAATCTTGATGCACTACATAAGTTAATGAATCAAGGAAGAAGTCCAACGGGAGCAATGTTTTATAGGGAAATGCAAAACATGTTTGGAAATGAAAAGGCTTCTGAGCGGTTGCGAAAAGCAGGCATCCCCGGCATCCGCTATTTAGACCAAGCATCACGCGGCGCAGGTGAAGGCACACGTAATTACGTCATGTTTGATGATGCGTTAGCAAACATTGTTAGTAGAAATGGAGTAAGTCTGAGTGACTTGTTAAGACGATGATACTTACACCAAAACAAGAAAAGTTTGCATTAGCTGTAGCCTCTGGCAAAACACAGTCTGATGCGTATCGTGAAGCGTTTAATGTAAGGCCAACAACAAAGCCGGAAACAGTTAATCAGCAAGCATCAAGGCTTATGGCTGATCGCAACATTTCTGCAAGGGTCGAAGAATTAAGAAAGCCAATAGCTAATAAAGCAATGATTACGCTTGAATCACATATTGAGCGATTAAAAGAACTTGCATTAATGGCGATAGATCAAGGCCAAATCGCGGCAGCTATCAAAGCTGAAGAGCTATGTGGCAAAGCATCTGGTGTTTATGTTGAGAAGCGTCAGATCACCGGCTCAGATGGTGGCCCTATCCAACACAGCGTTAAGCTCAAATTTGATGAGTAACGTATAATGATTACACGCGGCAGGGAGGCATCCCGTCAGGCTTCGCAACTGACAGCCGCGTATTCACATGCGAACCTTAGCGAGAGGAATGAAATGATTACGCAAGAATTGCTGCACAAAATGTTTTTTTATGACCCCAATAACGGGTCTTTGTTGTTTAAACCATATTTGGCCAACAAAAGAAAAAACCAAGTTGCTGGATATCCGCACTCAAGAGGATATTTGTGCGTTAGCATTGAAGGTAAAAAGCATTTATTGCACAGACTTGTCTGGATGTTCCATTACGGATCTTTTCCATCAAAACAAATAGATCATGTAAATGGAATAAAAACAGACAACAGGATTGAAAATCTCAGAGAAGCAAATAATTCTGAGAATCAGCAAAACCAGAAAAAACCACCATCAAGCAACACATCTGGGTTTCTTGGCGTTACAAAATACAAGAAGCGTGACAATTGGGTTGCTGGAATAAAGATCAACGGCAAAAGAATTAATCTTGGCTATTTTGATTCTCCAGAGGAAGCTCATGCAGCTTATCTTGCAAAGAAAAAAGAGCTTCATCCTTTCCAGACCATAGCGTAATGGAAACAGTAGCTCACTTCCCCCCAAAGATGCGCGGTCTTTTTGAGCCGCATCGATACAAAATTTATCATGGCGGCAGAGGCTCAGGTAAATCCTGGGCTTTTGCGCGAGCATTGTTGATTCAAGCGGCAGCAGAACCATTGCGCGTATTGTGTTGCCGTGAAGTTCAAAAGAGCATTAAACAATCAGTACATCAATTACTGAAAGATCAGATACAGGATCTTGGCTTTGGTTATTTGTTTGATGTGACTGAGACAGCAATCAAATGCAAGAACGGATCAGAATTCTATTTCGCTGGTCTAGCACAGCACACTGCTGAATCAATCAAGAGTTATGAAGGGATTGATCGTGTCTGGATTGAAGAAGGAGCCACGATAACAAAAAAATCTCTCGACATTCTTGTGCCTACGATAAGAAAAGAAGGTTCTGAGATATGGATCAGTCTTAACCCCGATCTGGATACTGATGAGGTTTACAGTAGGTTTATCGCTAATCAAGTACCAGGATCATTGGTCGTTCAGGCTAACTACAACGATAACCCATATTTCCCGACTGTCCTTGAGGTTGAGCGTGACCACTGTGAGCGCCACAACAAGAAGGATTATGAAAACATCTGGCTAGGACGGCCAAAGACAGTTGTAGATGGCGCGATCTATGCGGATGAGTTTCAACTCATGGTTGAACAGCATCGTATCAACTTGGTGACACATGATCCCATGCTGAAGACGCATGTCGTTGTGGATCTAGGCTGGAATGACGCCATGTCAATCATCATGGTTCAACGTGCAGGCTCTGAGTGCCGCATTGTTGATTACATTGAGGAATCATTTCAGACACTTGATTGGTACTCTGGCGAACTACGCAGACGTAACTACAACTGGGGCAAGCTGTGGCTACCGCATGACGCAGTTCACAAAGACTACAAGACCGGTAAGAGTGCCGCTGAGATTATGACCGCACTGGGCTGGGAAGTTGAAGTGATTCCTATTGGTGATGTTGAGCATGGCATACGGTTAGCGCGTATGTTATTCCCACGCACATGGATGGATAAGGAAAAGACACATCGATTACAGGAATGTCTCAAGCGTTATCGTCGCAGTATCAATCAGACTACTGGGCAACCTACGGGGCCACTGCATGATGAATACTCGCATGGCGCTGATGCGTTCAGATATTTGGCAACGTGTATAGATATGTTGCGAAATGATAATATAAAGCGCAGAAAAGATTATGATTCCGGTGTAGCCGGATCTTGGATGAACGCCTAGGAATACATATATGGCAAATCTCGACACAGATTCAATCTTGGATTCACTTGACGCTGGCATGGATGACACGGATCAAGATAAGGATCTGCTAGAAACCATCCGTAAACGCTTTGACATTACGATGGAATCAACGGCTCAGAATCGTCAGGAAATGCTGGATGATATTCGCTTTGCGCGTTTAGCAGACCAGTGGCCAGAGGCTGCCAAGTATGATCGTTCGCGTCCAGGCAAAGAACGCCCAATGCTAACGGTCAATCGTTTGCTCCAGTTTCGTGACCGAGTGGTCAATGAGATCAGGCAGAACACGCCAAGTATGCGGATTCGCCCAGTCAATGATGGCGCTGATGAGGAAACCGCAGAAGTCTTGATGGGCATCATTCGCCATATTCAGGACAATTCAAACGCATCGATTGCTTACGATACGGCTGTTGAATGGCAAGTTGATACGGGCCTTGGTTACTTCAGAGTGCGTAACGATTGGGCTGATGATGATTCATTCGATCAGGAAATCTTTATTGATCGAATCGTAGACCCCATGAAGGTCTACATGGACCCGCATACCAAGCAGCCTGATGGTTCTGATGCTGAGTATTGCATCATTGCCGAGGAAATCCCCAAGGATGATTTCAAGCGACTGTATCCAGATGTTGATGAAACCAACTGGGAAGCCGCAGGCAATGGCGATATGCAGGGCTGGTACACAAAGGACAGCATTCGCATAGCCGAGTATTACTACATCGAACACGAAATGCAGGAGATTCAAGACCCTGAAACTGGCCGTGTTCGGATGGCAGACATGCGTAAGTGCATGTGGTGCAAAGTAACGGGTCAAACGGTTCTTGAGCGTTCAGAACTTCCAACCAAATGGATTCCGATCATTCCTGTGCTTGGGCACGAGGTCTGGGTACAGGGTAGGCGTTATTTGTCTGGTCTAGTACGCAACGCGAAAGATGCTCAGAGGCTTTATAACTACTATCTTTCAGCTAACGCTGAGAATGTCGCATTAGCACCAAAGGCTCCGTTCATTGGTGTTGCCGGTCAGTTTGAATCCGATCCACGCTGGGGACGCGCCAATCAGGAATCATTGGCCTATCTTGAATATGATCCAGTCAATATCGCTGGCACTCCTGCGCCACCTCCGCAACGCTCACAACCGCCACAAGCGTCTAGTGCAATCATGCAGGCGGTCCAGCTTGCAGAGAATGACATTATGCAGTCAATGGGCATCTATCAGCCCAGCCTAGGTGGTGAGTCCAATGAAACGTCTGGTCGTGCGTTGTTACTGCGTCAAAAGCAATCTGAAACAGGTAACTTCCATTACCAAGACAATCTCAACCGATCCATTCGCCACTTGGGTCGCATTTGTCTTGAGATGATTCCCAAAATTTACGACAGGGCCAGAGTGGTTCGGATCTTGGGCGAGGATGGTGTGCCGCAACAGGTCAACATTGATCCAAGTCTCCCACAGGCTTCAGCGTACACCGACAATCCAGCCATCGACAGCATCTATAACCCATCTGTGGGCAAATACGATGTGGTCTGCGATTCTGGCCCAAGCTACGCAACACGGCGCGATGAAGCGGCCAATATGATGTTGGCTTTGACACAGGCGAATCCCAACCTGTTCAACATGATTGGCGATCTGATGCTCAAGAACATGGATTGGCCTGGTGCTGAAGAAATCTCCAAGCGTTTGCAAGCGATGTTGCCACCTAATCTTCAGCCTTCTGCGGATGGCACAAAGGTTGATCCACAAGTGCTTCAGGCGCAGCAGATGATGGAACAGATGGCCAGTCAGATGGAGCACATGAGCCAAGAGCTTCAGTTCTCCCGCAATGAAGCCATGATGAAGATCCAAGAAGCTGAACGCCAGTGGTTTGACTCTCAGACCAAGCGCATGGATGTGGAAGGAAAGATCATGATGACCGACACGCAACTGCAAGCAGCCATCCATGAAAACCTGATGACCATGATTGGCATGGGTCAAGAAGAACTATCTGAAGAAAACATGGAGTTTGAGACTCTTGAAAACAACGCAATGCCAGGCGTACATGAAGCAATGGGAGGTCCAACGGCTCCAGTAGCCCAAGCACCACAAGCACCGCAACAATCATCACCAAGACCCATGAAGCCCGGAGCAATGACCAATAAGCCCAACGTGGCAGCATTGACCGGCGAACAGAAACCAGAGCAATCTGAGGAGTAATCATGTCAGATGAAAACGCACAGCCCATTGAAAGTGAAGCTACAGTGGTGGCTACGGAGGCTGAAGCGCCAGAAGTAGTCGAAGAAACCACAGAAACCGAGGTTGAGGCCCAAGAGCCTGAGAAGGCCGAGAAAGATCCTTGGTACAAACGCAGGATCGACGAACTAACCAGAGATAAGCATGAATCGAGGCGCTATGCCGAAAGACTTGAAAAGGTCTTGGAGCAGATGCAGTCTCAGGGCCAAAGAGCGCCAGAGCCACAGCAACCGGCTATTCAACCGCCTGATCCTAATGACTTTGCGGGTGGACAGTATGATCCGCGTTATATTCAGGCTCAGTTGGAATATACACGAGTATCAGCGATTGATGAGGCGAGAAAAGCTGTTGCTGCCGAATACGAACAGCGCAGTCAGATGGAACGACAAGCGCAGGCACAAGCTAAATTGGAGGCGTCTGAAGCGGCTGCTAGGGCCAAGTTTTCGGATTATGACGCGGTTATCGAAGGGATTACATCGGACCCACGTTTGGCGCAAAACCCAACCATTAGGCAGGCGCTACTGGGTTTAGATAACGGGCCAGAGCTTGCGTATGTGCTTGGAAAGAATCTTGATGTTGCGTATGAAATTGCCAACATGAATCCGATTCAGGCTGGTATGCGCTTGGCTGAGATTATCAACCGCGCACCGAGAAAGACAGCCAACGCACCAACGCCTATCAAGCCAATCTCAGGATCAGCAGGCGCTGTACCTAGAAATGCCAAGTCTTATTCCGAAATGACTACGGCTGAATACATTGCTGCACGTAACGCAGAGGAACTTGCGGCCCGCAAAGCCAGAATGACACGTTAAGAGGATCACATGAAAATTGTATTGACTGATAATGCTGGTAACGACCATGAAATTGAGCCGGTAATCCTTGGCATTGCCGCTGATATTTACAACCTCAACTCAAGGCTAAAAGCTGTCGAGGAAAAGCTGGGTATCAGCTATGAGGCCGTGGAAGAAGCGGTTGAGGAAGCTGAGGCTGAATAGTTTGTGATATGATCTAAACGCGGCACAGGATTGCAAGCCTGGGTGGAATTCACGCTCCACCAGCCGCGTTCTTCAATGCGTGACCTTTTCGTGAAGGTTGTCTATGAAACAGTTCTACGTCTACATCCACAAAAAGCCTGATGGAACGCCTTTCTATGTCGGTAAAGGACAGGAATCTAGGGTTAAAACCGTTTGGCGCAGACACAATCCGCATCACACAAGGATTGTTCAAAAATACGGCGCAGAAAATATCGTTGTAGAAAAAACATTAGCTTTGAGCGATGAGGACGCATTGCGCCTTGAGTGTATATACATCAAGCAACTTAAAGAACAGGGTTACAAGCTATGTAATTTAACTGATGGCGGCGAGGGGGTTAGCGGATACGTTAGAACAGACGAAGAAAAGAAGAAAAATTCAGAACGCAAAAAAGGCAACACATATAGACGCGGGTCTACTCATACAGAAGAAGCCAAAGAAAAAAATCGACAGGCTCATCTTGGTAAAAAACACACATCCGAAACAATAAAAAAAAGAGCAACTAAGCTGATAAAACCAAGAAAATGCAAAAACGGAATAGCTATGGTTTATTGGTACAAAAACGGATCTTGTTGGGTGGCAAAAATTAACATTAAAGGACACATGAAGCATTTAGGATATTTTGACAATTACTTTGATGCTTGTTGCGCAAGGAAATCAGCGGAGGTTGACGTTTATAAAACACTGTGATAAATAGTCGCTACCACGGTAACAATCGGCCTTTTGTTATCGTGCGGCATCTGGGGTAATTCGAGGGATAGGCTCCCACTCTGGAAATTTTCAAGGCTAATAACCTTTTATTTTTCTAGTTATGGAGTTTTATCATGGCAAATTCTTTGCTAACGATTTCCATGATTACGAACGAAGCCCTCCGCGTGTTGACCAACCAGTTGGTTTTCACCAAGGCTGTATCTCGTCAATATGACGACAAGTTCGCAATCGAAGGTGCAAAGATCAATTGGTCTCTCTAAGTCGTAAGGCTTAGATGTAAACAGGGTGAATTGCTGGAACTCCCTTAGAGCCTAAACTCTACAACGTAGCTGGTAACGGCAAGCGTGATAGGTTAAAAAGTTTTAGGATTGGGAAATCAGCAGCCAAGTCACTCAGGAATGAGTGAAAGGTTCAACGACTAGAGCATACCATCCAGAACGGATGATGAAGCTCCAAGAGTGCCCTGCATCCTACTGGGATGAAGATATAGTCTCATCTGATCCGAAAGGAACAGGACTAGGAAATTAAAAAGCTAGTCATAAGATAAATGCGGCACCACAATCAATCTGCGTAAACCCCCGCGTTATGTCGGTCGTACCGGCCCTGCGCTTCAGGTTGAATCTTCTGTTGAAACCTATGTACCGCTGACTCTGGGAACCCAGTTCGGCGTAGACATGGCGTTCACCACGCAGGATCTCACGATGAACATCAGCGATTTCTCGGATCGTTTCATCAAGCCTGCTGTTGCGGCTGTTGCTAACAAGATCGATTATGACGGTCTTCAGCAGTTCCTCAACGTCTTCAACCTTGTTGGCACTCCAGGTCAGCTTACCGGCACTCCGACTCAAGCTCAGTCTACTGCGGCAATTCTTGCTGCTCGCGCACGTCTGAATCAGATGGCGGCTCCGGTTGACGAAATGCGTCATTTTGTTGTCGATCCGACCGTGGAAGTAGGCATCGTTTCCGGTTTGACCAACCTGTTCAACCCGCAGGGAACGATTAGCTCTATCTTCAGCAAAGGCGCACTTGGCGATAACACGCTGGGCTTCAACTTTGCTATGGACCAGAACGTAGGTAACTTCACCTCCGGTACGTTTGTTGTCGGTACTGACACGATGGCTGTTGCTGCACAGGCTGGCGGTTCTGTCCAGACCAACGCGCAGACTTCGTTCTCGCTGACCGCAACCATTACCTCAACCAAGACGCTGACTGTTGGCACTGTATTCACCATTCCTGGTGTTTATGCAGTCAACCCGCAGAATCGTCAGTCTACTGGAACGCTGGCTAACTTTGTTGTTACCTCAGCGGTTACTGGCACTGGTTCTTCACAGACCATTTCAGTATTCCCGACTCCGGTATTCTCTGGGCAGTTCCAGAACGTAACTAGCACAACCGGCACGATTCCGGCTGGCAATGCTACGATCCTTTCTGGTTCCAATGGTTCTAGCTACCCCAATGCAATTGCATTCCATCGTGATGCGTTTGCCTTTGGTACGGCTGATCTCATTCTGCCTCAGGGTGTGGATATGGCTGGTAGGGCTTCTGCTGATGGCGTTTCTATCCGTCTGGTTCGCCAGTACGATATTAATTCCGATCAGTTGCCTTGCCGTTTGGACGTTCTGTATGGATGGTCAACCGTCTATCCTGAACTCGCTTGCCGCGTAACTGGTTAATAGGAGGTTACTATGTCTAATCCAGGACCAAATATCGTCACCCCTAGCATTCAGCGCGGTCAGGCTGTTCTTACTGCGTCTCTGACTCCGGCAAGTGTCGGCGCAGCGACTTCAGCAGAACAGACCTTTACTGTCTCTGGCCTTGCGGTTGGTGATTTCGTTTCAGTAAACGGCTCAACTGGAAATGCTTCCGCCATTGCTGGCGCTCGCGTTTCTGCTGCTGATACGCTTGCTATTCGCTTCATTAACCCCACGGCAGGCGCTCTTACGCCTGGTGCTGGCGATTATCTTGTCTTTGTTGCCCGTAGCTATCCCGTACAGACTGACTTTGGTGTTACCAAATTCAACAACGTGGGTATTGTTGCTGGTACTAACCCGTAAGGTTCTTCCGAACGGTGTTAAACTGAATCGAGGGGCTTCGGCCCCTCTTTTCTTATGAGGTAAATATGACTATTGAATTTCCTTGCGCTGTGCATGGCGATGATTACGATACAATCAAGATCGCAGTCGATGAAAAAGATTTGGCGGTATTACACGCTGAAGGCTGGCTTACCAGCAAAGAATGGTATTCAAAACATTTGAATGTAGTAGAATTAGAGACTATCAAGGAAACGCCAAAAAGAGGCAGACCCCCTAAAGCAATATCGGATTAACATCCATTCCTTACCGAGTAGGTTAGCGCACATGGCAAACGTCAAGATTTCACAGCTTCCAGCGGCTGTTTCACTCATCCCTAATGTTGACGTTGCGCCGATTGTGCATACCGGCACAACCTACAAGGCAACGCCTAACCAGATTGTTCAGGCAGTTCTTCCAAGTCCAGGTCCAATTGGCTCTGTAACGCCAAACACAGCGGTTTTTACAACCTTGAGTGTTGCCGGTGCAACCACGCTTGCAACCACGCTTACAGGGCTTCTCAAAGCGTCATCTGGCGTAGTTTCAACAGCAACTGCTGGTACTGATTACCTTGGCCCCACAACTGGATCAGCCATTCAAAAAGCAAATGGATCAGGAGGGCTAACCAATGCGGTTTCTGGAACTGATTATGCGCCCGCTACTTCAGGCGCTAGCATTCTGTACGGGAACGGCTCTGGTGGCTTTAGTAATGTTACTGTTGGTTCTGGTTTGCAATTTTCTAGTGGTATTCTTGTTAGCACTTCTGGAGGCGGTTCAGTAACAACTGTCTCTGTTGTATCAGCTAATGGCCTTGCAGGAACGGTTGCTAACGCAAGCTCTACACCAGCCATTACATTGTCAACGTCCGTTACAGGTCTTTTAAAGGGTAATGGAACGGCAATTAGTGCGGCTACTGCTGGCACTGATTATCAGGCGGCAATTACGGCTACTGGGATTTTAAAAGGTGCTGGCGGAGGCTCAGTTTCTGCGGCCGTATCAGGTACAGACTATGCACCAGCAACGTCTGGATCATCAATTCTGTATGGCAATGGTGCTGGCGGTTTCAGTAACGTCACCATTGGCTCAAATCTGACATTTGCTGGCGGCACTCTTAGCGCATCAGGATCTACTGGCGTAACTAGCGTCACAGCAACTACGCCATTGGCATCTACTGGTGGGACAACACCAGATATTTCAATTCAACAGGCATCTGGGTCGCAGTCTGGTTATCTGTCGTCTACAGACTGGACCACGTTCAATGGCAAAGGCTCTGGAACCGTTACTAGCGTCTCAGGTACAGGTACGGTTAATGGTTTAACCCTGACCGGCACTGTTACCACTTCTGGTAGCCTGACCCTAGGCGGTACATTAGACCTTTCAGCGCCTCCTGCGATTGGTGGAACGACTCCTGCGGCTATTACCGGCACAACAGTCACGGCCAATACCAAATTTGTAGGTAGCTATTTTGATGCTTCTGGCTCTGGTGGCGGTGCGTTACGCACATCAGCGGGATCAGCTTGTCTTCAGTGGGGTGCAGGCGGTGGCGTTAATCTGACGCTTGATGGCGCGTTCAACATGAACCCTGCCAATGCAAACATTAGCATTGCTCCAACGGGTACGGGTACGCTGACGGTTAATCCTGCTACGGCGGGCACGATTGATAATGTGGCCATCGGGGGAACTACAGCGGCGGCTGGTAAATTCACCACGCTGACCGTAACGGGAACCACTACGTTAGCCACTTCGCTTACAGGATTGCTTAAAGCGGCCTCCGGCGTTGTTTCTACTGCTACCGCAGGAACAGATTATCTTGTGCCTAATGGTGTGTTAGGAACTCCATCTAGCGGAACGTTAAGTAACTGTACGGTTGATGGCACAAACGCGGTTGGCTATCTCAACATCCCACAGAACAGTAAAACAACAAACTATACACTTGTTGCTGCTGATGCAGGTAAACATATCTACAATCCATCTGGATCTAGTGTTACCTACACGATTCCTGCAAATGGATCTGTCGCGTATGCGATCGGGACCGCGATTACATTTGTCAACATGGCATCCTCTAGCGTAACCATATCGATTACAACAGACACAATGTATCTTGCAGGAACAGGATCTACAGGGTCACGTACATTGGCTCAATACGGTACAGCAACTGCAATCAAGATAACCAGTACGTCTTGGATTATTACAGGTAACGGGTTGACCTAATGAGTGGATCATTACAGCCATTAGTAGGGTATGGTGCGGCGGCATATAAGATTGCCAACTCCCTCCGCTTCCGCTCTAGCGCAAGTGCGTATTTGAATAGGACGTTTGGAACGCCGACAAATACATACAAATTTACATTCTCGTGCTGGTTAAAAAGAGGAACAGTTTCTGGAACAACCGGAGTTGCTTTAATTGCGTCTGATACATATCCAAATTATCTATCGTTAAAATTTGATGCAAATAATGATGGATCTAGTAACTTAGGTTTTGTTTATGGTGGTAGCCCAAATGCTTATGGGGGCTACACCGCTGCTGTATTTAGAGATCCTTCAGCTTGGTATCACATTGTCTATGCAATAGATACGACACAAGCCACTGCGTCTAATCGTGTAATTTTGTACGTCAACGGAATTCAGCAATCTATCCCAAATCAAATTGGCGGAACATCCGGTATTTTTCCTCCTCAAAATACAGCCAATCCGATCAATACGGCTTCTATGGTCAATGAGATTGCTGCTGTCAATATTTTAGGAACAAGAGCACAATATTTCGACGGCTACCTAGCTGACATCAACTTCATCGACGGGCAAGCACTCACGCCTTCATCATTCGGTCAGATCAATGCTGTTACAGGCGTATGGCAACCAATTGCCTACACAGGAACCTACGGAACCAACGGCTTCCATCTCAACTTCAGCAACGGCACTAGCACGACCACGCTGGGGTATGACTCATCAGGCAACGGTAACAACTGGACGACGAACAACATCAGCCTGACCGCTGGTAGCACTTACGATTGGATGCTGGATAGCCCGACTCCGTATCAGGGAAGTTCGTATGGGGTGGGGAATTATTGCACGTTAAATCCACTTGTGCCGGGCGCATCAGCTTTGTCCAATGGAAACCTTACATCCGCAGGGTCAACCGTTTATCCAACCATTCAGCCAACATCAGGCAATTGGTACTTTGAAATTAATGGCGTAGCTCAAAATTGGACGCCTCCTGCTGCATTTCCAACAGGTACTGGCGATTTTAATTTTGGACAAAGACCGTTTGCGAATACTCCGACTAGCGGCTACAAATCACTTTGTACGTACAACCTACCTACACCGACGATTCAGAATGGCGCGGGTTATATGGCGGCTACGTTGTATACGGGGACATTGTTGAGCAATGCTGTCAGCAATGCGGTAAATGGTGTTGGTTTTCAGCCAGATTTTGTTTGGATCAAATCCAGGTCAGCGGCCACAGATCACAAGCTAACTGATTCAGTACGTGGCACAACAAAAGCACTTATATCTGATTCAACAGCCGCTGAAACAACGGACTCTCAGGGTCTTACTACATTTGGATCTTCTGGGTTTACTGTTGGAACAGACATCGTTTACAACAATTTAGCTGCTACATACGTCGGCTGGCAATGGAAAGCTGGCGGTACAGCAGTCACTAACACAGCAGGGTCAATCACGAGTTCTGTGAGCGCGAATACGACCTCCGGCTTCGCCGTCGTTACTTACACAGGCACGGGTTCTGCGGCTACGGTTGGGCATGGATTGGGCGTTGCTCCTTCTATGATCATTGTTAAAAGCAGAACAAACATCTCTCCCTACGGTGGGTGGCCTGTATATCATGTGACTCAGGGTAACAACAAGGGATGCTTTCTTAATACAACTGCCGCCGTTAATAACCAACCTAATTTGTGGAATAGCACAACACCAACTAGCAGCGTCTTTAGTATTGGAACTGACCAAGAGACAAATTACAACACTGTAAATTACGTCGCCTACTGCTTCGCCGCGATCCCCGGATATAGCGCATTTGGTAGCTACACAGGCAATGGGTCAACTGACGGCCCGTTCATTTATTGTGGGTTTAGGCCGAGGTTTGTGCTGATTAAGAATGCTTCTTCCGCATATAGCTGGATGTTATACGACACAAGTCGTAACCCATATAATGTGACGGACTTATACCTTAACCCTAACAGTTCGTCCGCGGAGGGTAGCGGAATAACCTACCCAGCGGCTATTGATATTTTGTCAAATGGGTTCAAGACAAGAAACTATGATGCAACGTACGGACCAAACATAAACGCTTCCGGCAGTACCTACATCTACGCCGCCTTCGCAGAAAACCCATTTA